AGTCATGTCGCGTACTTCTTACCAGTACGTGGTCTGCGTCGATTTGCAGACGGATTTTCCTTTTTGCCGGTATTTGGACCTGTATGGGATGCATCCATACCGTCTCCGTTACCGTATGTACCCAGTTCTCTGTTCAGTTTGTTCGCATTAGTGCGAATCTTGAGCCCATCAGCAGTTTTGTTGTACTCTTTTTGCTGCTTAAGACGTTTTGCGCGTGCTTTTGGGTTCCTTTTGTAGTACTCAGAAGTTTTCATGATTACCATCCAGACCCATGTCTGCCTTCAAGAACTCTTTTTATGGTTCGTGGACTGATATTTTTTGTTCTTTCGGCAAACTCAAGAATCCGAGGTATGTCGGTGTCGTTCATCTTTTCCCACTCACTGCCACCAATGACTGGTGTTTTTGGATATCCCGGCACCATTTTGGGAGCAACCTGAGCTGTCTTAGACTTTTCTTTCGATTGTCTAACTTTCAAGCGCTCTCGTCTCTGCTTTTCAGTTTCTTTTGCCATATAACCTCGACTGAACAAGTTCTGGGTCTACTTTTGGCATGATTGAGGCCAGTTTTTCCAGTGGATTGTTGTCATAAGCCACTCCACTGATGTCATTCTTGGCCAACCAGTCACATGCAGCCTTCAATTCTTGAGCGGTAGCTTCTCCACTCTTGATTCGTTTGAGGAATTCAGTAGTAACGAGGTTATGTAACTCATTAAACATGTCCTCAGTGGCCTTATTCTTAGCCATTTCTCAATACAATTTGATCTAGTTTATTTTCGATGCGAATCATATGATCCTCCATCTTTTGTAAGGCAGCAGCTAGTTCCTGCCTGGGTACATACTTCTCGGCAAGGCGGAGTTCGATGTCATCAATACGTTTATCTATGTTATCCATACGTGTTGCTGACCGTCCACTAACGCTAATTACGCCTCCACCAACGCCAAGAACAAGAGTAATGGCTCCTGTTACAAAGGCTTCAATCATTTTGCTCCATCAATCGAATCAACTTCTGTGCATAGATGGGATCAGTAGCATAACCTTCACGCTTCAGCAGGTATGCGCAGTCTTCACGAGTGTTGGCTCGATTGACACCTTTATAACCTTTATAGTCCTTATACCATTGGTTGACAAGGTGTTCTACACAGTCGTATGGCGTAGCAAAGTCTTTGAATGACGCTCGGATAGTAACAGGACCATTGCCGTAATCTTCCCAGGTTGTCTTCACAGTACCTGGTGTACCTTTAATACCAAAATAGTTATTCTTACCAGATAGTGCGGTACCAAACGCAGATTCAAGTGCCCATTGTGCAGCAACAACCTCAGGGAACTTAGCACCTGCAGCCTTAGCAGCAGCTTCAATACCATCCCAGGTATTAGTAAATTGTTGGGGTTGGGTGGGTGTTGGTGTACGCCAAAGCTTTACCCACTCTGCATCATCAGATAAACCAAAAGGCCCCAAAAGACGTTCCAGGGCCTCAACGGCTTTAACTTGATGAGGTAACCCCTTGTAGTTACGGATAACGTCAAGGAGTTTGATACTCATTTCAGGGTATCCTTAATGCGTTGAATTTGATCATCCTCACGACGCAACGGCTTAAGGGCATTAATACCACTAAGGATGAGTTGTGCAATACCGTTATCCTTCAGTTTAGAAGCGCCAATAACTTCAGATGCAAGGAAAAGTCCCATAAATACAAGTGTTTCATAGGTAAGTTTGATGCCAAAAACAGTGATCATGATTTACTACAGGGTAGGGTTGTATGTATTGTTGATGCTGATGTTGATTTAGCTGACAATGCCAACCCTTTGTAATCCGCCAGCAGCGTCTCTAATTAGCATGAATCCGGTTAAAGTGTTAGCTCCAATAGGCGAGACAGTCCCATATTTAATATAGGTGCCTTCTGTTAAGTCAATATCGCCTGTCCAGCCAGGGGTAAGATAGGCTTTACCAGTTGCACCAAGTGCAAATTGCGCTGTCGATTGATTAAGTGCATCACATTCCAGTAATAGCATGTTGGTGGCACCACCACTAGCACGAAAACCATAAACACCACCATCAGCCACACAAGCAATGTATTTAATGTTGGTACATGTCACAGCTCGATAAGCATCACCAGTAGCACCGGCATCGAGCCTAGCTGTACATCCAATCAGTGTGGTATTGTCCTGTTCAACATAAATACCCTGATTTCCACCATAGGAGTGACAACCAATAAGACTTACATCCCCATCAAACGTAGATGCCGATACATAAAAACCTCCACCGTCACAATCAATAGCGGAGCAGTTGGTTACGCGAACCTTTTCGCCTTGAATAACAACGCCTTGGTGAAGCAAGTTTAATGCTGGGTTGAAGTTCTGAACAATGACGTTGCTAATGTTTGTGTATCGAGCAGAATCAGTACCTCCAGGCTCAACAAATGGACGTGCCCTTACGCCAACCTGGCGGGAAGTCGAGTTGATAAACTGTACCGTCACATTGTTAACATTGGCCGGACCACGTATATCAATCCCAGGCTTTTGATCACTAAATTTACCGGGGTCTTTAATAAAGAGATTAGATACTTGAATTGCTTTGTTTGCTGCATCATTGTTTTTAATATCAATGCCGTCAGCCCCTGAATTGTTGATTCTGATGTCATCAAACAGTACTTCAGTTGTAGTGGAGCCTCCAGCTACGCCTTGCGCACCAATTCCATACCCACCTGTTGAGTCAATCTGTATGCTACGTACTGTATAGTTTGAGCAGTTTGTAACGTTCAGTCCATGGTATCCGCTGTTGGTTGACTGATTGCAGTCAAGGCGTACCCCTGACAACTCAAAGTTTGAACAGCTAGATATGCTCAATGCACCACCTGTATTTCCAGTCTTGATGCGTAAAACAGTAGCACCGTACCCATCACCCCTAATACTAAACCCAGACTTTCCTGATACTGCCAATGCATAAGCACTAGCTGGTTCCAAGTTATAAGTGCCACCTGGTATATAAAGACATTTGCTATTGTCTGCTGCATAAGTCAGTGCTGATTGCAGTGCAGGCATATCGTTTGCGATACCATCACCAACGGCGCCAAAGTCTTTGGCATTTACAACATCACGAAGTTTGGTTTCAACAGTCCTTGATACAGCACCAGCTCCAGACTGAAGAAATGTAATCTTAGATGACTCTATGTCAGTTGCTACTTTAGCGTTAGTTACGGCTTGATCTGCAAGCTTTTGGGTACTAATTGAATTGTCCGGAATCGTACCAAGAGCAACATCGTTGACATAGTTAGCGGTTTCTTGGGCGATGTATATAGTCTGCGTGAAATTATCGTTCAGGTCTGAAGACCGGATAGCAGATCCTGGGTAGAATGTAGATTGCAGATTGGAGTCATCAGTCTCACGGTAGATACGTATAGCGACGCCATTGGCAGGTGCCGTGTTGAACTGGATAGTAGTGGCATTGGCCAAGGTATATGCCGTTGTAACCGTACCGTTCAAGGAAACCCTGATATCGGTAGTTTCAAGATATGGGAATGTAAAGGAATAGAGAACGGTAGAACCGTTCCCTGTGTATGTATTCTCAGTGACAGCCATGACGCTTATTTAGCGATTGAAAGGATCTGTTCAATGTTGTTGGCTTGTCCACGATCTCCCTGTTTGCGGAGCTTTCCGGAGAGTGCTTCAAGCCGTGCCTTATTATTCAGCTCTTGAAGGTCGGTGGAGTCATTCATCAGCTGAGCCCAAGCAGTTGTCTTTGCAGTCTTCAGTACTTGTTCAATCAACGGAACATGAAACGTTTCTGAGGCTTCATAACGACGACCTGCAGAACGATCTTCTTCCATATCCAGAATTGACTGAACAACCTGCCGATCTTTGAATAGGTTTTCGAGTTGAGCTTCGATGTTTTGCTGGCTTACATAGTATTGCCATTTGGATTTCAGGTCTGGGCGACCTTCCAATGACTCATTATTAGGACCAGTATTGAAGGTTAACTTCAGGTCCACTCCACTGCGGAACAGAAGTTCACGAGTCGGGTTAGTTGCAGGGTTGACATAGAATGGGTTTACCGAATTCATCATCCGCACCAAAGGTACGTTGTCGTTCAAGGGACGACCATTCAAGATGTCATAGCGGTACGGCAGTTTGCCGTCCTTACCAGCGACCAGATCAATGTACAGGTTACGGTTGCGAATACCATCAACAAAACCGTTTTCTAACTCACGCATTCCTGGGCTAAAGAGCTTGCCAATTTCATTCCGCATACCAGCTAGTGGTACTTGGTTGTTGACTAGGTTGGCAGCAATAGATGGAATTCTCTGACCGTTACTGGTGAAAAGCTCTTGAAGCTGGAAGATGCCAGCCATGAAGGTCTTATTGGTAATGTTCTGAGCAATCAGGTATGACAACTTCCCAAGGTTGTTACCGACCCATTCATCACCCATCACTTTCTGGGAATCTGCTACGTCAGCAATGAAGCTGAGCATCAGGTTGAATGGTTCAAGGGATTCATAACTGACATACGTATCTCCAATCTTGATGGAACGAGGCTTCCATCCAAACTGTTTCCACGACTCACGTAGTTCACGATCCGGTGGACCGTTACCAGTGATCTGTCCGTTCAGAGCCATCATGGCTGCTGTACCGACTACACCATATCCAACGGCTACACGACCACGCATTGTGGCTTTAGCGATCTCAAGGTCATTAGCTGACTTGATGCCGTATTGAAGCATTGCTGGGTCATCCCAGTTCTTGCCCATGATGTCGGCATGTTCTTTGACAAAGCGGTTCAGAACAGGAGTATGTTTCGCAGTCATTTCCAAAGCGTTCACGCCTGTTTTGATGAACAGCATGAATGGTTTCAGGTACGGAGCCTTGTCAAAAGCGTGGTCAATAGCTTTGGCAAACCCAGTCAGCTCTTTAGTCAGCTTTGCTTCATCAGCAGCATACTGAGCCATTTCATCAGCAATCTGCCCATCTGCATCAAAGACTTTGCTTTCAAACTTCCGCTCTGCTTCTCGGACCAGACGATCCATATCAGCATCTGAGACAACTTTATTAGCTGCCTTCAACTGGTCATAGGTATCAAGGTAAGCAAGCT